TGATGGTCGTACCTGTAATACTACCGTTATTGATCGTTGGGGCTGTCAGGACTTTATTAGTTAGGGTTTGTGAGCCTGTAAGAGTAACGACAGAGCTAGGAAACGTCGGTGTTCCTCCGATCGTATATGTACCTGAGAGTGTACCAGAAAACGTAGCACTGTTAATTGTCGGACTTGTTAAGGTCTTGTTTGTTAAAGTTTGCACATCGTCTTTGCCGACTGGCGCAGAGGTCAAACCAAGCAGGGTGTTACGGTTAATTTTTTTACTTATTGCACTTTGGGCAATTGCAAGGTAGTCATTGGTAGCATCAATAGTGCTAGCGGCAGTTAGAGAGCTAATTTTCTGGTTTGCCATTATACAGCCACTTCTGTTATAACCATTGATGATTTTGTAATTGCCCCGAAAATTCTAACTCCAGACGTACCGTTAAAGGTTGTGGTACCTGCGGCACTTCCACCAATGCGAACCCTAAAGGTCGTAGAGGAGGTGGTACCAGCAGTCATTGTATGCACGAGCGTTGTCCCATATGAAGCAGTCGCTGTATCTGCCCTGGTAAGAGTCGCTGCTAAAGCGCTGGCTGTGGCGTCTTGGAAGAGTGCCGTAGTCAGGTTATTGATAACCGAACTAGAGAAGTTTGCGGTCGCCTGAATAACTAAAGTATTAGTCGCACTTTTGGGCGTTATCGCTAGTGTCATATACTGATCACCCTCGGTGATTTGAGGGATTGTATCATCGTTTGGGATAACTGTCGTACCCGTAGCTACCGCAGTAGTCAGGGCATTCACGGTCTGTACTGGGAATCCGGTGGCTACCTTAGAGAATGTAACCGCCCCAGAAGCGAGGCCAGCACTACTAATTGTGCCTGTAGTAATACTAACGCCGTACACTGTGCCCGTAGTGCTGGCCGCTTGCCCGACAATAGCATCAGTCGTGATCGTCGTACCCGTGATAGAGCCGTTGTTAATAACAGGTGCCGTTAGGGTCTTATTAGTCAGGGTCTCCGTACCTGTCAGACTAGCTAGCGTCACTGAAGCATTTGGTAACGCATACGTCCTCGTTGTACCCGTAGTGTTACCTGAGAGTTGAAATTGAGCCTGTTTAGTGACATCCGCGTCATCCTGAAGTGTAAATAATGTATCTTTAAGGGTAATCGTGTTGGTATTCCCCAAAGTCTTATTTGTGAGCACCTGGCTGTCGTTGATCCCAACGGGTGCAGAGGTAAGCCCCAGAATGAAGTTAGGCGTGGCTTTGTAAGATACAGCCGCTGAGGTATCGGTAATCTCTAGGAAATCGGCGGCACGGTCAATCGTGGCATTGCCTGACATGTTGGTTAGAGCTAAGATTGTCTTATTCGCCATCTAGGTTTCCGTCCACATTGCAGGCTTTTTAGTATTAACGGTAGTGAGTTCGGTAATGCGGATATTGCCGTCCTCGGTAACCCTAGTGTCACCGGCGGCAGTAGTGCGAGTATCGCCCGTACCTGTAGTAAACGTAGCCGTTCCATCGTTCTGCCACCAAGGAGTAGCTTCTTTCGCAGGAATAGCCCAAACTGCAGGCGTTTTTGTTGTAACTACACTAGGTTCCAGTAGGTAAAAACTGGCATTGTCTTCTTGCAACAGAATATCACCTGACTCCAGTAAGTACGAGAATCCCTCATTAGTAGAGACTGATGTACCGCTGTCTTTGGGCATCCATAATGTTGCATTTTTTGGCATATTTACCTTGGGGTGTTAAGAACGCTGACTGTTATATCTTCAGTTGAGGCGTTAACTACAGTAACAGCACCGTTAAAACCGAAGTACTCTTTAGCAGATGCGGCTGTAGTTGCTGCTATTACTGCTACAGTTGTCCCGGCGTCAGCTATGGTAACTGTCCCCGTCAGGGCTTTGTTGATTTCCACCCGAATACCATAAACGTTCGGTAGGGTAAGTGTTGCTGCGGTCGTTATATATTTCATGATGGCCTTTCTAAATAAAAAGCTCCCCAAGCTGGAGAGCCGTTAGGTGAATTATACCACCCTTACCCAACTCCTAAAAGCGCTAACATTCTTGAGACTACGCCACCGGTGGGAGACACCGTAAAAGTAGGGGTTGCTACTAGAGCATTGCCGCCAGTTAAAGCTGATCCCGGAATTGTAGCCGTGATAGTCTCCGTAGAAGTTATATCATAGGTAGCGAAAGCATCAAGGGTAATAGTGACCACTGTGGCACTGGTTCTAACGACTCCTGTTACACCTTGAGTGGCTTTAACCACCGCATCCCAGCCGTTAGCCTCAGCTTGAGCTGAGTCTATACCATTGATAATGTTTTGTCTCTGGGCGTCAAACGTTGCTCCTGATGCTACCCACGTTTCATTAGTTAAGGTTAGGATGATAGTTTTGCTGCCAGCTACTATATCCGCTTCCGTCACGCTGGCCGTGATCGTACCAGTTAAGGCCGCACTAGCCGCAACTGAATTGGCCAGTGGATTCTGAATTCGAGGACTTCTGAGTTGAAAAAACGACATTGGTTACCTTGCCAGTCCAGGTGAGAACGCATGAGGGCGCAAGACTGAGTTTCCGTGTCTACCGTCAGTTTTGCTAGTCCAAGTGATTATAACCCTGCCAATAGAACCAGCTGAACTAGAGGTAGTTGTGCCACCAGCACCGCCGCCGCCGCCGCCAGGAGCTAATGAAGCGGTCGCATTGTTAACACCAGCCGTATCACCGCCAGTTCCACCATTACCGCCTATAGGGGCGGCACCGGTACCCTTTGTGCTTCCTGAAGCATTACCGCCCACACCACTTACACCAGCAGCACCGCCACCCCCGCCGCCAACACCCGAAACACCTGCTGCACCATTGCCCCCAGAACTTTTTGTACTCCCAACCCCAGAACCACTTGCACCACCAGAGCCACCAGCCCCCGTGGTAGCACCACTAATACCTTTACCGCCTCCTTTAGCTAGGATAGTTCCCGTAGAACTGAACCAGGAATCCCCACCCGTGCCACCATCAACTGCCCCAGGACCACTAGCACCAGCAGCACCAGCAGCACCTATGGTTACGGTATAAACTGTATTCGGAGTAACTGCTAATGTAGATTGAGAATATGCCCCGCCGCCGCCGCCGCCGCCGCCAAGTGCTGCTTCACCGCCGCCGCCGCCGCCGCCGCCGCCCCAACACTCTACTATTATAGAAGCTACACTACTGGGACAAGTCCAGCTACCCGTTATATTGAATGTAGAACTAGCCATTATCGAATCTTCTCTGTCGCTGACATGCCATTACCAGCATCAACAAATTTAAAGTTCTCAATATTTAACTGCTCAGCTAAGACTTCAATCGTAACCGTTCTGTATTCGGCAGAAGTCCCAACTGATACATTAGTTGACGGCCATGCCCCTGCTCCAGCCGTATAGGGTCCATTTGAATCATGTCCGGCATATTCAGTAGCGGCCCCGACTAATGTTGATTGATTTGTTAAATTAGTGGGGGGAGTTTCCAGGGTCGAAGCATTGGTCTTAGTAGCCCCAAACGCCACTATCCATGATGTGGTCGGGGCTTTTTCAGAGACTGCTCCATAGGTAACCGTTGCACTTGTGGCGGTAGTCGCTGTACCTATGAGAACAGGGGTCTTATTAGTGGCTTGCCCTCGATAAACATGACAGACTAACCCAGTAGCGTTAGTCCATGTCCCAGAAGAATCAGCCCCAGAAGTTGCTAATCGCCAGCCTACTCGATAAGAACTTGCGCCACTTGAGGCAGTTCCCAGGCTAGTCCAGGTTGCTGGGAGACTGGGAGCAGTAGTGGCCGTACGAAAAGCAAATATCATTAACAAGTCCCCATTTTGATAAGTGCCTGGAATAGTTATAGTTGTAGCTTCCACGGCAGAGGCACCTATTAAAGAAATAGCCATCAGTTTGCTCCCTCGGATACACTCATACCGTTACCAGTCTTAACTTGTCGGATCATATTGCCGCCCCGATTTGAGCCAGTATAATCTACCGTGATACTTACGTAGTCAATTTGGGCGGTACCGGCAAGGTCAGCAATCGCACTAACCTCAACACCAAAAGTCGAATCGTTTATCTGAGTCGGTGTCCACGTAGCCCCCCATAAATCGCTAGAAGAACCGTAAGTAGCCGTAGCGTCAGAGGTTGGCCATAGGTTGGCAGAAGCTTTGTCATTGCCTGTCGTAGCACCTGAGACCGTTAGTTTAACGGAATTATCGTGGGTAGCATTTAAGGTATTACTAGAGCGCTCAACACCGGCAGTTATACCTGTTATAGTTGCGTCTAAAGGAATACTGAACCCAAAATTAGTCGCTTTTAAATAATTTGTAATTTGTCCTAGAAGCAAGACAGATGTCGCATAGCTATTATCAGATATCTGAGCATTGCTAGCATTTGTCCAGGCAATTGCCCCGAGGGCGCTATCTGTTGCAAAGGTCATTGCTGATAATGGCCCGAAAGTGCCCATAAACTCTCCTAGTTCATTGCTTCAATGACGTAATGAATGCCCTGTATACTATTCGCAGCGTTAGCCGTACCCCACGTAGCAGTGAGGGACAAAGCCGTGTCAGCTGTTAAATCGGCTGTTACTGCTACTGGCGTCGTACCACCGGTAGAACCAGAAGCAATAGGAGCGGTCTGACCATAGTTAGTTACCGTACCAGCTGTTAATAAGGTAGAGGTAAATAAGGTAGAGGTGCCGTTCGACATAAGCGTACCAGATGAACCATTAGAGCGAGTCTGGATAAACATCTGCAACGCCCACATAGCGGTCATCGAAGCACCGCCGCCAACACCCGAAGTTGTCACGTTTGCAGCTTGCTTGGCAAGAACTGTCCCTGCTACACCGCCCCATCTTAAACTAAATACCAAGGTGGGAGTAGCTGTCGTACCATACGCCCCCATAGCGTTAAGTTGCAACGTTCGACCATCTTGCATGTAGTTTGCTGGGATTGTGATGTTTGGAAACAAAACAGTCTCAGTCGTCGTGTTAGCTATCGCCGTGGCTGAAGTAGTAGCCCAGGCTAGTGATTCTTCCCAAAATTGTCGTGACATAATTTCTCCTTAATTCATTATACGTTATTTATAGAACACATTACACTCTAAGGCACTCCCCGGTGCTGTGTTGCCTCCACCCGTGGTAGTAGCAGAGATAGATATGGCAGTAGCAAAGGTTATGCCATTGCCAAACTCTACGTTAGCACCAGCAGTAGCAGGAACACAGATAACCATCTGTTGATTGGTTGTGCCTACCGTTACCGAAGCCGAAGTATCGTTGTAGAAATTGACGTAAGTAGCCGTGGCATTGGGATTGTAAATGTACCAGCCCCCCACTGTACCTGTAGTAGCCTTAACTTGCTGAGCGGTGTTTGTAAGGGCGGTAGAACCATCGCCAGACGTTGCGTTAAATGTGGCCCAACCATTCGTAATAGATGGGGCTTGAGTGACCCACATAGCACCCTCTGCCGTTGTGTGGAACATCTCATAATCACCCTCAGTGCCGGAGGTGGCATTTAACGTATCGTCACGGATGCCTAGAATAGCCACGCCAACATCCCCTGTAGTATGTTGAGCATCTTCAGCCTTGCCCAAATTAGTCGCTCCCGTACCAGGGACTATAGATGTAGTGATTGATCTAACATCACCGATTGAGTTAGTGCCCGTTGGCAGAGCATTCGTGATAGCAGTAACTGCTCCGACCGTAGCTATTACCCCCGTGCCATTGGTTGGCAACTCTACTCTTAGAGCGCCTGTAGCTGTTCCTGATCCATTAACTGCTGCTGTTCCAGCAATAGTGGTTAGATCATTTTTTAAAGCTCTGGCAGTGGTCATGGCGACCATACCAATATCATTAGCATCTACTGATGCATCGGTCGGGGCTGCAACTGCCATAATCCCAGCGCCCTTACTTGTACCCGTAGCGTGAGTCGAAGTGTCGTCAGTATATACAATGTCATCAATAAGCTGTAAGGATGTTAGAGCTGCACCCGAGTTGGCTTCTGTGACAGTACCTGATGTGGTAACTGCCCCGTCGACAGTGATAGAATTACCCCCGTCCTGAATGTTTACGGCGCTCCCGCCAGAGGCATTGTTAATAGTTACGTCCCCGATGTCCACTCCATCATTGGCCGCTAATTTACCAATAGCGTTGGCACCGGCAGGGAGAGCTTGGATTTGGGCTACTTTAAGTTCTCCTGTGGCATTAACCTGCAAAGGCGCTACTTCGTTAGTTGTGTCTACAAGGGTAGTATTGGCATCCCGACGAACAGCTCCAATGGTTATCCCTTTGGTGGTTGCCTCCGTATAAGTAGTTGTGCCAAGGGTTGCCACGGTATCATCAATGAGTTCAACAGATGCTTGAATGGCCTGTTCTGCTGTTATCTGAGTGTCTTGTTTGGCTGAGGTGGAGGCTCCTGATGGAAGCGCTGAAGATGATACGACGACAGCCCCGGTATTCACGGCAGTGATCTTGCCATCTATCGAAGCAAGACTTGTATTCCCCGTATCCTGCTTAGCCGAAGTTGAGGCACCAGTTGGTAGCGCTGATGTGCCGACGTTAACATGCATACGCCCGCTGGCATCGACGATCAGGGTCGAGCGATCCCCGTCGGTTCCCACTTGGGAAGCGGCCGTATCCGCCCTAGTCACACCTGCCATGGTAAGTTTTTGACCATCAGCTGAAGCGGTATCCTCGTCATACTGGGTTCCACCCCCAAATGAGGTTACCTGATTACCTGATCCGTCAAGGATAGCTACACCTACTCCTGTTGCCGCTCCTGAGATTGGTATAGAGCTACCGGACAGAGTAGCAGTGGCGTTGACGTCTAATTTACCGCCTGTAACTGTAGCGGCTTCACCGCCAGCATCAACGATCTGGGTAAGTTGTGAACCGTTGGTCTGATTGGCTGAGGTTGCAAGTCCCACTGAACTGATCGTAGCACTGACTACTAGACCGTGAGTCGCTGGATCAGCATATAAATATACGGGGGTTTCACCATCAGCATTACTCACCGCTACCAGAGTAGGATTGTTATTAGTGGTGAATTTATTGGTACTCATAGTAAATAAAAGCCGCCCTAAGCCGGACGGCTGCTACCTAGATTATAACACTCTTGCTACATCGAGGGTAAGAAAGTTTTGACGCCTGGGCGTAGTTGTTCTTTTTCTGATATTGTTTTCTCCCTAGCTGTGAGTTCTTCATCTTTAGCGTTCAAGACTTTCCAGGCACCTTTTTCGTAGTCCATAAACTCTTTGTTTTGTCGCTCGAGCTCAGCGTTAGCTATCATAAGTTCGCTTTTGCGCTGAACAAAACCGGATACTTCGTCCTTAAGCTTAGCTAGCTCTTTACGATATGGGGTAGCCTCTTTTTCCGTTTTAAGTATTTCCTGTTCGTAGTCTTTATGTACCTTATCTATGGAGGCTTGCATCGCAATAAGCTCTTGTTCGGCCTTATCCAGAGTAGCGTCGGCCTGTGCAATAACCGCCTGCTTTTCGGTGGCTAGAGCGTCGAGCTTATCTAACTCGTCTTTAGCCTGTTGTATTAGTGATTGAATCATGCCATTGAGGCCGCTTTAGCATAGGCCGCTTCGTCAATCTCTTTGTCATTCTTGAAAAACGTAGCCAAACCAGCTTCGTCCGTGACCATCTTAAACTTTAGGCCGTTAAGGTCAAAGGATCTCTCACCTGCTTCAGGCTTTGCGGGAGCTTTTGGGGGTTCAGGAGAGGCCACAGGAGTTTGTGATGCTCTTTCCCATGGTGCTACCTCGTCAGGAGCCCCCAGCATGGCTTCAGGAGCGACATGTTGCAAGTAAGCTGGTCGGTTGTCGTGCTCCTGGACTAGACTGTCGACGGAAACGATCAGTTTGTCGTAATAAATCTTCTTTAGTTCAGGATCAGCCATATTGCCTAGTTGCTCATCATGCTGAGCGAGAATCTTGGACATTTGATCGAGGTAAACGTTGGCAATAACCCCAGGGAAGCGTTCTTTTGCCCCTTTTTTAATGATGTAGTGGCGCATTTCAACCATGAAAGGCCAGTCTTGCTCTAATGGATTCACAACCGTGACCATCTGTAGCGTCCCGAACCAATACTTTGCATTAAATGCGGCCTTGGCAGTCATACCACCGGAGGCTTGACCTTGTAGTTGTGAGGCATTTTCCATTTGCGGTTGCATAAGAGTCCTTGGCAGGAAGCCGTTAATTTATAACGGCAGTATACCACATCTCAAACCGCAAGAAGTATATTACTTCTTTGGCTGGCTTTTCAACGAAGTTTCGGGTACTTCTTTGGCTGGCTTTTCAACTGGAGTTGGATCAAGTCTTTCAGCCTCTCCTAAAAGAGTAGCGGCTTGTCGGCGCATTTCGTCAGCTTCCATCTTAAATGCATTCTCATGAGTTTCAGACATATATTACTCCTATGTAGTCTTTAGAATTACTGTTACGAGCAATCCAGCCGTTGATTGAATAGCCTGAGCAAAGTCTATGCTTAGACGATCACCCACAGCCAATGAAGTAGCGGCGAACGTACCAACCTGTACAGTTTGGGCTGTGGCAGCAAGGTCAAAACCAGAGTTCGTGTTGTTCGTAAGAATGTCCGTACCAGCACCAGGAGCACCAGTTGTAGTCTCTTTAGTGACCTGTAGAGCTGAGGCACCTCCAGCGGCTACCGCATGTACTTCACTGATCGCCACAATCGCACAAGCAATAGGAGCCACGAAGAATTGACGGTCAGTAGCGGCTTCCGTGGTCTGACCAACATAACTGGCTGCGAAGTACGAACCTGTCGCACCAGCGCTGAATACTGGAGCAGCAGTAAATGTTACTGCACCCGTCATGGTTGAGGTTCCTGTGACTGCCAGCGTACCACCGACAGATAATGTAGCTGCTGTACCAGATAAAACTACCGGCAATGAGGTAGTGAAGCCGCCCTGTACGCTGAGAGGATATGAATCTTCAAATTTTTGAGCCATATAGCCTCCTTATTAATCTACTAGTAGGTACTGAGGGTAGTATTTAGCGTCTACGGTTGCGTCTGGAACAAATGACACGGGCTGGACAACAGTTGCGTCTACTCGGGTTTCGAGTGCGCCGATTACTGCGTCTGATGGAATGCCTTGGGTGCCGCGAGCGATGACACCATCACTCAGCACTCCTGCCATACCACGGCTTTGATCCCAGAAGTACGAGCTGGCTGCGACAGCAACATTTGGTACACCGGCGATGGGGTTTGTAACTACTGCTGGGGTAACAACGACACCTGCATTTGGATTAGGGATCAGTGTTACTTTAGTGTCTGACGTGATTACCAATGCGGCAGTAATAGCTTCAGCTAGATAGAGTTCACATGTACCAGAACCACTTGTTTGAGCGCTGTTACCAGCGAGTAAGAATGACTGGCCTACACCAGTACCGTCGTTGATGACTGCATAGCCATCTAAGTATTGATCGGCTGTTACTGCTGTGCCACCAAGAGTAACGCTAATTTTTGTTGAGCCGATAGCAATGTTGCTAGTTGTGGCAAGTGCCATGTTAGAGTTGTTGGCAACACGGGCAACGCCTGTGTTCGTTTTTCCAGCTGCGAGAGCCACTGCACCGTTAAGTGTCCAACGGTATACTTTACCGTCGCGGGTGATGGCTTTGCTTCCGATTAACACGCCGTTCTTCGTAGTGGACGTTGTACGTGCATCGGATGGGGTTATCTGTAGAAATCCTGAGATCATTATTTTCTCCTTTAAGTGGTTGTAATTCCGGTTACGACACCTGAACGGAATGGGTTACGATTGACATAGTTGCCATAGATGGCGATTTGGCGGACATCACCGAGGCCATTGGTTGGCTTGGCTTCTTTGGAAACCTGCCATGCGGTAGTAACGACATCTTCTAAGGAGCCCTTGGTAACAGTCTGCTTCATGGTGATGTTATCACAGTAAGCGATGTTTGAGCTAACGAATTCTAGGTAGTTCTCGTTTAGGGTGTACATGAGACCAGAAGCACACTGATCATCCTTAACGGCTGGGACGCCACGGAAGTAGATACTTTCGTAACCACCAACACCAACTTGCTTGGCTTCTAAAGCTACGCCCATCGGAGTGTATGGCGAGACACGCAGGTTGCCACGAGAAGTATCGTAGTTACCACGGCTCTTGGATTCTACCAGTTTCTCAAGCAAAGCCCAGATTGTCTTAGTAGTTAGCAGGAGATTGGTGGAGTCAGTAGCGGAAGCGGCAGCTGAGCAAAGATCCATCTGTGCGGCAACTGAGTTAAAGGAAATTACTCCACCGGCGGCGGCCGTGACCTGACCATTAATTGCTGTACCGTAGGTCGTGCGGCTTAATGCACCATAGCTAGAACTGTAGGTACCAGCGTCAGTTGAAAGCTGTAGACCCTCGATAGCCGCACCAGCGCCGAGACCGTAGAAACGAGTGCCAGAAGCAGCAACCAGGCTATTCTTGACAACGTCGAATTTGCGCTTAACAAGGTTAATAACCTGGGCTTTAGTTTGATTCAGACCAAGCTCAGCGTATCCGATGATGACAGAGTCGCCCAGACCCTTAGCTTCCCACTGCAAGTTGACGTCAGTGGTGTTATCGGCAGTGTTAAAGTTGCCAATACCTTGGAAGTCGATAGCGGTCGTAATATCGCTAACTTGAATGGGTTGCTTTTCGTAGATACCCATCTCCCAAGGTTTAACACGGCTACCAGTGGTTCGCCCAACCAGGACGCTGGAACCGTGGATTGCATCGACAACGTAGGGTGCGACGCTTTGACTAGTTGTTGCGATAAGCCTGCTGTAGTCCAAAATATGCTCCTTAATTTTCTAATAAATAAAACCGCCCAGAAAACCGGGCGGTTGTTATCTTCACCTTACTATAAGGATTTTAAAATGTCAAGTTTCGACTGGGACGCTCCAAATATTGGCATGACTACCTGCAACGTAGGCAGATTTCTCACCACCGCTGGCAGCCGAAGTCCCACCTATCAAAGCTCCACGCTCTTTGGTAAGTTTAGCCTCTTCTTCCTTGGCCTTAGCTTCGGCATCATTCTTTTGCTGTTGCTGATAGACATTGAACATCGTGCCAAATGACATAATTGGCGGCTTGCCCTCGCCAATACGCTTGTCATTTTCTGACTTCATGAAAGTGTACACTTCATTCTGTAATTTAAGAGAGGGGTCGGCTTCTACTTCCTCAGGAGTGAACTGCTTGCCGTTTGCTGGAGATTTGAGTTTCGGTTCTGGGATGAGACCAGCATCTATTAAAGTCTGGGTTTCTGATTCCCAAGTGGTTAGCTGGGCGTCTTGGGACTGCTGAGCCAATTGCTGCTCATTCTTGGCTTCAAAATCTGCCTCACGCTCGGCCTGTAGGTTTTTCATTTCCTGCATAGATTCCATGACTTCATAGAGCTGTTTGTCGCTCTTAAACTGGAAATCCTCAGGGAGGCCACCATCGAGGGTGATCTTTACTGGGGTGCCGTCGGCGTTCTCGACTTCAATCCAGAGGTCGGAGGTATCGACACCAGCTTGCTCGACCGGCGCAACAACTGGTTCTGGAGCCTCTGGCGGTTTAACTGCCGCAGGTGCTGGTTGTTCAGGTGGCGTAACTTGCGGCTCTTTAGGAGTTGGTGGCGTTTCTGGCTCTTCTCCAGTTCCGTCAGGTTTTGGAGCATTTGTTGGGTTATCATCTTTCGGTGCCTCCACGCTTGGGTCAGTGATACCCAAGGTTTTATTAACAAAGTCCTGCTCTTGCTCAGGACTCATTTCAAAATCTAAATCGTTGCTACTTTCATAACTTGGCGTTGTGGTGCTTTCAGTTGCTTCTGGCGCTGGACTGGTTGGTGAACCGTTTTCATCCATATTGACTCCTAAAATTATTTACTTATTGTACAGGACTACTGGGGACAACACCAGCTGTCGGTGCTGGTGGCTGGGGCTGAGCGCTGGGGAATTGTGGAGGCGCTTGGGGGGGCTGTCCAGGCTGAGGCGGCCCGACTGGTGGCTGGGCGGCACCCATTGCGGCCAGAGGACTTACGGATGCATCAGGAGCTGGCTGGAGCGCTAGCTTGTCGGCTTTGCGCTGGGCCTTAGCTAAAATACCGTCAATAAACTGAGACAGTCTAGCGGCTGTGGAGGCTTTCTTTTCTTGGAGCAACTTAAATTTATCAGTCAACAGCCATTCGTTCAGGTAGTTCACATATTCTGGGGTGATATCTTCACGCTCATCAGGTATACCACCGCCAAGTACAATCTGGATATCCTCATTAGCTTCACGGTCAAAGACCTGTTTATCAACTTCCTCAAGAGAAGCTTTAGGATCAAGTTGCTCCATAACGTATTGTTTGTAGGCTTCTTCTGGATCGTCAAACACACCGAGTTCTTTATACGCAGTTAGGGTTCCAACTTTGTTAAGCTTTAATAGCTCCATCACAGTAGCTCGCCGCTGGGCCCTATCCAAAGGCAAACTGGTGCCAGCTCTGACCGTAATGTGAATGCCCAGGTTCTTGGCGATGTCCTTAGAGGAGACTACAGCACTGACGAAATTTCCATCATTGCCCTTATAGTTATAATACTTCTCTTTATCAAAGTAACGGTACATAAGTTGGGCTTCCAAGAGATAGAAGCGTGTCATCGAATCGTCAATACAATCCACAGGGTCAGCCATTCGGCCCTCGGCTTGATTGCGATTCAAAAGATCCTGAGTAGCTGTCTTGTTCTCGGATTGCTGCCCTCGAAGTACGGCATTGGCAGCCCAGATATTGTCTATGGATTCAGCCAGGTTAGTCTTATCCTCAAAAATATACTGCGGTAAGGCCTGGGCCTGCCAAGTAGTAAAAGACTTAGTTAGGTCAGTTGAATCCAATAAGATCCGCTGGATCGGGCTGAACCGAATTTTGGCTACGTCTTTTTGGTTAATCGCACCCTTAGCGAAGATAGGGACGCCGGTACCGCCGTATTTAGCGTTCTCAGCGATTGTCTGGCCACGTTTGTTGTAGTTGACCTGCGAGTGATGGGCCTGTTCCATAAACGAAGTCTCATCAATCCAGCCCTTACCGTCATTCAGGAAGTTATAAAAGATATATGGCATCATGGGCTGGTCGGTAATGTTATCGCCACCCTCATCCCAGTTTGGATCTTTCATCTTGCCAAAGACGGTATTTTGATAACTAAAACCTACTAGGAGTTGCTTTTTGCCATCAAGTACAACCCATACCCAGTCCATATTAATGGTCTTTACTCGGTCAAGCTCTTCAAGTGTCGGGTCTGTCTCGGCAGACAGGTTAAACAATTTAAGAATGACAGTCTTTTTCTCTGGGAACATAGTTATCAGGTCGCCGACGGAGCGCTCTATAGGATGGCGTAGGAAGTCAGGCTCCTCAAGATATTTGGAGCGTTTGCCGATAGTTATAATGCCTGGCGGTACATGCTCTAGTACAAGCGTGTTGGTAGCTTTATCAAAGCGCCACATGAGTATGCCGATGCGTTCGCCTTTCAGTAGGTCTTGGACAGCTAGGCGTATCTTTGGGCGACCCTGCTGCCGTTCGGCATGCAATTGTAATACTTGCTCAAAGTCATCAGCGAACTGAATAGCCAAATCTTTACTTGAAGCTGGGATAACTTCAGGGGCAGTAATACGAGCGGTCAGAAAAGGTAAAATGGTACGAACAGAGACGAACTGGCGGTTATCGACGTAGACTTCTTGATAGCGTCCGTCTATAAGCTGATCCTCGACGTATTTAGCGAGGTAATCTTTAGTGTTCTCAGCCCGGACAGTCTTGAGCTTCTGGCTCTTATTCCAGTGCCCCTCAGATTCTTCAGCTCGTCGTTTTACAAGGTCACCGAAATCAACATCGGTCATATTATCGACATTAAAGACTTTAGGAGTTGTATCTTGTGGCTGCATAAATTTAGTCTATCATGCAAATTGTACCATATTAGCTTCGGAGAATATCTTTTATTTGCTCATCGCTGAATACGGCACTGGCTTGCTTGGGATAAAGTTTTACGAACGTAGCGTTAGGTTTTCCGTCTGCTCCATACGGTTGCTGGACATCAGCTTCATGATCTTCTAAGTCAATGCTCCGGCTCCACCTCGCATGTCCTGAGCTGACTTTAGGCAACGGCTTGCAAGCCATACAAAGCTTGTAATACACACCCTGAATGACAACGCCAATGCTACTTTTGTTCTGGTGGCAGCGCTCGCAAAGCTCGTTTGCGCTCGGCTCTTTTGATACTGATGATGTCTGGCTCAATGGAAACTACTCCGCTATCTTCGTCTGGTTCAGGGGTAAATTGTATATCATCATCGTCAGCTTCAACAGCTAATGAATCAGGATCGTCACTTAAAAGCTCATCATTTAGAGACATAACCTTTGACAACTGGCTTCTCTACGATTATTGGTTCGTGGTCTTCTGGCTCTATAATACGAGCCTTTAGTATATCTGAGGTGAGAATCTTATCCACTTCTCTTGCCTGACCTCCCCATACAGCACGTTCTAGCCCGGTAACCCCTAACCAATTTTTAAGCAATCGTTTTATCATCTTGTTCCTTGTCTATAGGATCAATTATAGCACCCGAAATCAATAAGGATGCGGCAGCACTAGTAGCGTTTTCAATAGTCTGTATCACGGCTCGGGTAGCGTCCCAAACACCGGCTTTCTTGAGATCAATAGGTTCCTCCGAGAGATCACGCAGGTTAAAGCCAAATCCAGGCTTGGCCCGATGTACTTGTTCCAGCCTGTAATCAGCAGGCTCAGCGGCATTCTCCATGAGCTTACGGAACGTATCTTTAAGGGCGTCTTTGTAGAGCTTGGAGATGTCTAGTTCTAAGGCTCTCACTAGCATCGTAGCGCCACCAGGTAGCACACCATCAGCCATAGCGCTCTTGGTCGCTTCAATAGCATCCTCGACTCTGTAGCGTAGCTCCTCCATTTCAGTAGGTGTAGAGCCACCGACATTCACGATAGCAATCTTACCAGTAAGTTTGGAGTAACGTTGCTCCAAAGTATCTTTACGGTGACTGTCAGTTTCTTTTTCAATAGTAGTTTGGATCTGTGAGGCACGGGTAGAAATCTCATCACTATCGCCACCGCCCTTAAAGATAATGGCCTCGTCTTGGTTTACTTTCACTCGCTCGGCGGTACCAAAATGCTCAGGCAGAATCTTCTTCGGGTCATCACCATTAAGAAATAGTTTAGAGCCAACATATAGAGCTATGTCTTCCATGAACAGTTGACCATCATCATTGTAGGCGGGAGGTGGAATCACTATAGCGTTAATCTTCTGTTGCATGAGGTTAAGCATCAAAGTATTCCAGGCATCAGAGTTAGGCCGTACTTCGCCAATAATGACAAGGTTCTTATTTTCCCCATTAATTACCTGGCTTAATAAGGGTACGATGTCCGTGTTAGCATTGAGTTGCTTCTGAGTGACAAAAATCAAGGGACTCGCAATATCCACCGGCTGATTAAGAATCTGGAAGCCTTTGTCGAAATAGTAGCCATTAACCTTTTCCACGTCCACAGTCGGGTAGTTCTGCTCTCGGATACTGATGCCACCCTCATTACCGATCTCTTTAAGCGTGTCGCTGACTAACGCACCAACAGCAGGATCGCCAGCAGACACAGTAGCAACTTCCAAAAGGTGGTTTGTGGCATCTTCGGATTGTTCATTTAAAAAGTCTATCACTTTCTGACTGTCCTGAGTAATCTGCTTCTTTAAAAGCATCCCATTCTCGCCAGCAGCAACCAAGCGATTACCTCGATTGAACAGATGATAGCCAAGCACGATAGTGGCAGTCGTACCATCTCCAGCAGTCTTGTTAGTCTTTTCGGAGGCTTGACGGAGTATTTGTGCGCCATCGTTTTCTGCCTTATCTGGGAGGCTAACACGTTTGGCTACGGTCACGCCATCTCGGGTTAAAGTTGAGTCAAAGTCTGCTGGCATACCAAGGATTACGTTGTACCCGGCTGGGCCATAGGTCGTGCTGACAATCTCGTACATTTTACGAGCACCCTCAGCCAGCTTAGATCGAGCTTCGTCACCTAGTATTAAGTTCTTGATGTCTCGTTTTGGCATTTCACTCATGCTACAGACACTCCATCATTGGCTGGTTCGCCGTTAGCTTCGGGTGGCTCAACTTCGCTAATAAACATTTTGCCATCTTCAACTCTAAACCGAGTGTGCTCAGTAACTGTGTAGGCTAAACGTTCCAAAGCAATGAAGCTAAAGAAATCGAATAGACTTTGATTAGCTCGGTTGTGCATGTTCTGCACCATCTGCAATTCGATGTCTTTGAGGCTAAATGTTTTCTCTTCTGGTTCGGGGTTAGTTTTCTTGGTCATTCTGTCTCCTTATACCCGATGAGTCTCCACCAGGGAATTAATGCGTATGTCTTACCATCTTCCTCAAATGTCTGGCCGCCCTCAGCGAATTCTTCCCAACGAACAATCCCACCTTTCATTTTAGTAAGCTCGTCTCGCAAATTATTAAGGAAATCGTCCTCAAGATACGCAGAGGCTGAGGCAGTAAGATGGAACTTGACAATTGAAAAGTCAATCAGCTTTCCAAAATTCATTGTGACCGGCGAACCATCACTGCTAGCCTGACTGACCCCTGAATGCTCAGTCATTACTTCAATCAGTACATTATTATTTAGAGGTTTGGTTTTCATAGCTGTATAGCTGTCTCCTTAATTATTTAGATTGTACCATACTACAATTTATCCCATAGTTTCTTGGGTATTCTCACCGTAAATAAGTGTAATTTATAGACCAGCTTATCATTTTTATAGGCCATGAACTTCCGACGGGAAAACAACTTTATCCTTAAATGATTCCACCAAGTGTCAGTCGAGCCTTTGTATACGGAGTAGTAGCCAGGTTTCTCAAATAGCAGTTTTGCTTTTCTCATGCTACACCCTCTGGCTCAGTGTAGGTTGGGTCAGACATCTCGTTTTGCATTACTATTCTGTGACCTGGGAACTCCTCTTTGAATCTATCATGCTCCACAATGTCTTTGGCTACCAATATAGTTTCAGGAAGTTCATCACCCATAGTTTTAGCAATTCTATCTAAATCTTTTTCCGATAATGTGCCCGACGAATAGGTAGTGACTGGCGCTGTGAGTGCCAAATGCTCATGCAACCATTCAGGCTTGTTCTCAATAGCATACCATTTACCCCAGTCTTCTTTCCGCACCCAGATGTGAACATCAGGCATTATCTACCTCGCAATGAATCTGTAATGTGTATGAATAAACTTACGGCCACCAAAACTAGAATCACTTTCACCATAAAACTTTCAAACCCGTGTGGCCAGAAATTGCTCGTAACATTGATATTGATCTTATCCATGGTAGTACTCCTATTACATAGACAGTGTACCATGTCGTGCCTGACATGTCTAGTTTTATACCTCAACCCGATAATGCTGCTTGCACGGATGATACCGACACCGGGCTTCTAACACCCGCTCATGCTCCCTCAGCAAATCCACTGGTAGATTGCCATCTATAATCGCCACATACTTATCGCTGATTGCCATGAATGGATGGCCACACTCGATACAATATTGATCTCGGTAGAGTTTGCGATCTATTGATCTGTAGATAAGGTTAATCGGTAGCTGATTATAGGGTACTCTGGCTGTATGTATTTGGACTTCAAGCATAAAACTCTTCTTCCGCTACTAATATACCAGCTTCCTTGTATTGTCCATCATGATTAGAGGTTTCAATTACTGAGCTGCCTTGATCTTTGCGTGGCTTCTCACTCTGGTACAGTTGCCAAGCACCAGCTAAAGCCATAACCAGATCATCATGTGCGCTATCTTCTGCTTCTGGACGACCGTTAGGTTTAATTATGAAACTGAAGAGCTCGCTAACAGTTTGTCTATGGTATAGATGCAATAAGTCGCTCTCAATAGCATCCTTAAGCTCTTGGAGCATTTTAGGTCTGGTGGCTAGATTTGTGTCAAACCCCAGTTTCCCGGTATCAACAACCCGGCCAGTTGGGTCAACGGCTTTCATGGTATAAATCTCATAATCACCATACCTATTAAGCCGGGCTAACCTATCCATTTCAAAGCCACCGCCGTTGTTCCTTTCAAAGGCTACGACAGGCTTAACGCCAGTCTCAACAGATATTCTGGTAAGCTCCTCGTGCAATAACGGGGTCATGTAGGAGCCTGTAACGTGGGCGTGAAAGACTTGGGGTTGGTCTAGCCATTTTGCTGATAGAAACTGTACGGCTGTGTTATCCGCACCGCCCATAGACAAGTCGGCAAAGGCCACAATGAACTCATTTTGTTGGAACGCTCTAAAACGTTTAAACACTGATTGGCCTCTGGTGATTTAGTTCCCAACGCTTAACTTGATCGAGCAACCGAGCAATAGCTAGGTTGTCTATGTATGTTGCGCCAGAGGTTATAAACGCTTCCTCGGCGCTATTTGGGTACTCTTGCTTAAACAATCTCTCGCCTAATTCACCAAGTTTAGCAGCTAGAAAAGCCTGGTCATACATAAGATTGGCTGGGAGAAAGATAGGGTTAAACCCAGTGATACCTAACATCGTTTCATCCCAAAACTCTTTGCCCTCATTAAAGCCGTTGGCCGTTGACTCAATCATAACCTTGCCACCAGGCACCACGGCTTGCAACAAAGAGGCTAGCAGTTTTCTAAAGTGTGGGTAGAACAAACCCTCAGACAAATGTGCATTAGTAATAGTTCGTGACCGGCCAACTTCAACGTTCTGGGCTGTACCTATAATGTACTGGGAGTTGTTTGCTTCGTTACGAAGCTCATACTTAGAATTGTACTTGAATGGAACCTTGGTGCCTGTATTACGTTCATAGCTAGATATATACCATTTAACACGCTCTAGAAGACCTTGGGCATTATCTGCGTTGTCAGCAACAACTACACTAGTGGAGTTTTCTTTTAACAAAAAGTCCGTGGCAAACACAGCTAACTCAAAAGCCGATATACCCTCTTGTCTAGCCTTTAGTGTGAAGTCTCTGCCAGTTCCATTATCCACAACATAGTCCTGGGCTTTGTTGAGTATGAACGGCACTTCAATGCCCTGCTTATTTATAATAGTGAGGCGATCTTCTATAAACCGCTTATAGGGCTCATAGACCGTAGGCATCTTTATCCTGTCCTGCAATGACTATGAAGTTGTTAATTGTTGTTGCCCCTGCCTCAACTCGGCCAGCACCCATCAAATTAAAAGCCATGCCAGCGGCCTTAAGTCTAGTAGGATGGTCAGGTACAATATCCACGAACGACTCGTTAGATTCTTTCCCCATGACTATTGTTTTTGTAGCCTCTAACCCATCGGCAATTGGTTGCACGGCTTTATCAATTGTTATGCCCTTACGCTCAAAAGCTTTAGCTATTTCCTCTTGGATATTGACATTCGTTGACAACCTATTAGCAACCTTACCTAATGATGATTCACTCAGGTTAGGCTTGGCTACCTTAGTCGCTTGCCTATCTGACTTACCGGCTACCTTAGCTTTTACAAATTCAATTTCATCAGGAGAAAGCCGTTTAGGCTGTAGCTTTGACATATTTGAATAATAACACATCCCTGGCTATCCAGTGCAGGGGGCTAGACTGCTGGAGGTCGGTTCTCCGTGGTATCAGCATCAGATACTTTGCCATGCACCGTGCCCCAATATAAGCGACCGAGCCAACCCTCGGCCAAAGAATTTTTTGTGAACTTTTCAAAACGGTTGGAACTGATCGGTGGGCGATCACATATCCAGAGAAAAAAGTAAGTAATTTGGGAGGTGCTTTGACCTAGTTGGAGGCCAACGAGAGCATAATATCCCTATTTTATACTATTTGCTAGGAGATTTTCGCCCAACATGATATTTTACACTTATGCCTAATCCTTATAACCAAGAATTCAAACCAACAGTTGGGATACCACAAGGTGACAGCCACGCTTTAACAAACCTTATTATTAGCGAATGGGTGGCCCGGCGTACTCTCTTGCACAGAGGAAGCTACGACACACTGGTAGAATCTGGGCAGCACTTAGCCAATGTAAACTCATTGCTCGACCATTATCCTGATGGGCGCTCAAGAGATATTTGGGCAGGCCATTTACTGACAGAAGCTAGCGATGAGCGAGCTGTGGCGGCCTGACCCAGTTGTAGTTGACCCTGATTTAGTTACTGCTCATATCCACAAACAAATCCCCTTACCAGCTGAGACAGCCCGCACCGTTTGGGTTATGAACAGGGCCACGATGATGGCCGCTCAAGCACTTAAAAATACCAGTGATTATACTGCCTACGACCACGCTCTAGCTTGGGTGGAGCACCGCAATGTCTGAATGGCCGCCCTACGAGGGCTTTATGGAGGTTTTCCTGGAGTCTGACGCTATACAGTCAGCTGAGGATGTAGAGGAGCTATGGTGCGAGATACAGGGGCTTGCCGCTAAGGCGTTGGAAAAGACAATTATTGTAAGGTTTGATAATGCATGAATACATTAGGCCGGTTGTGGTGGAGGTCACGCCGGAGCGTCAACCTAATTCTCCTGATGATTTTATCCCGCAAGAGTATGTAGCTGAGATACTGGATTTATCTGCAAATGTTATTTACGTCGATTTTGGGAAACAAGAAGCAGCATGATTAAAAAACTACTCGAACAATCTCCGCAAGACTTAGTACTCGCCAGTGTGGGTGCAATTCAGGGGCTTGCTCGATACTACATTGCACCTGTTCTAACGCCGGAGCGCCTGTCTCTAGCCACGGTAGCTCTGTTGGGGGCGTATGCTGGGGCAAAGGTAACGCGGGCTGTTTTACGAGAGTTTGATTGATATAGCAGAGAGCGTGGTCTCGAGCTTCCATGATGGTCTTGTAAGCCACAACAAATAAGCCCCTGTTTTCAGCTGTTCAAGCCCAGGAGCTACAATCAACTCGTCTATCCTGTCAGTCATCACCGATATGGGTTTTGTACTGTGACAGCATTTCTACTACTTCTGGGATTAGTTTAGCTGAGATATGTACTTTAAGACCGTTATGGTTTGTTATAGTCACATACTTTAGTTTACCTCTAATGTTTTCAACCCTTTCATAATTTGGTATAACCCTGATGACACCGTTATCTGTACGATAACCACTCCCACGAATTACACTACTTTTATGATATGGGTCAACATAATGCAACTGCTTCATGCTAACTCCTTTATTGTTAATGAGCGCTGCTTAATCATATCGGCAGATGAGCGCCTATTGTAAGGGCGACGCACCCTAGTTAGTTATTCGTGCCTCACCGCACATTTAGGAGCTTAATTGTAAGCCATCTCCTCGGTCGTTAACTAAACGTCCAGTCTGGCTAAATTGGTGAGCGACGCTATCAACGTCTTGACAGCATAATAAACCTTTGCGATAATTAAATCAACTACTACATGTAGTGGAGCTTAGAAACAAGAGAACGCTATCAACACCCACCAATCTTAGGAAAGGTGGGTTTCTCTTTTTCCCGTCCACCAAATTTCCCAAGCCAAGTAAAGCCAACATATTAAACCGCTTAACATATACCCAGCCATATATTAAAAAAGTGGCGTTTTATTAACATAAAAATAGCCTCCCGGCCGAACCTAGAGGCTATAGTGCTGGAGGGGAAGCCATCCTAGCTAAACAAAGATGATCTCCAGCAAACATTAGCTTATCACAAAAACTATTCATAATCTACTTGACGCATAGTTAATCATCCTGTACTATAGAGGTAGGTAGCAGGGAAGCCACCACTAAACGGAGAAGTATTATGAAAATTACCATCAAAGATCGCAACAGCCAACCAGCTAAAGGGACATTTTTTATGGGTGTTTTGGTAATGCAGTAATGCAAAGCGACTCAGACCACGAATTTGAAATGCTAGAGCAGACACTTGCCATAGCAGAACTGGAGGACGAAAGTGAAGATTAACGTAACAGACGACTCAACCATCTGGAAAGCCAACATCCACATGACCGTAGAAGATGGTGTTTTGTGGTACGCCCTAGATTTCGAGCCGGTTATAGACGTAGAAAGGATGTTGACAGTATGAACGACCTCGAACGACTACAGCAAATTCAGGACGTTGTGATCGAGCAGAAAAATACTATTGATGCGACACTAGATTTAATCGACAAGTGGTTAATTGGTATGGAGAATAGGCTTAATACTTTTGGGGAGAATACTGATGTTTGATGATATAGACTTTGACGTTCGCTCTGATATTGGAGATTGGTCATGAAAGACGAGACTTTTTACAAACTTACAGTGGACGATGTTATCAGGTGGGCTGACCATATCGCTGGTGAGTGGGACGGTGATGAATCTGGGAGCTTGGAAGACCGGGCTTATCAGGCTCAGGATATTATAGAAAAGTGCGACGAACTCAAGGAGCTTATTAGCGGGATGGAAGAGCTATGAAAAAATCTGAATCAGTCAAAAACCTGATGGCTGCCATCCAAAACGTCCAGCAGAGCGCCGGGCAGATAGCTAAGACGGCCAAAGGTCAGGTCGGCAGCCGCGAATACGCCTATGCCAATTTAAACTCAACCTGGGACGCTGTAGGCGCTCTCATGCAGAAGAATGGCTTGGTGGTAGTAGCTTCACCAACGACAGGCGATCAGTCTATGGGGCAATTCTTTGAAACCACTCTCTACCATATCGAGAGTGGTGAATGGATAACAGAAACCATGCAGATGGTTTTACAAAGGGACGATCCCCAAGCTATCGGTGCGGCCATTACTTACTATAGACGGTATATGCTCACTGCTATGCTAGGGTTGATCCCCGATGACGATAATGACGCCAAAGAGCACCGGCTGGCAACGGCACAGCAGAAAACTCGGCTCATCGGAGCTGTTAAGGAAATATACCCCGAGCTGTCCAAAGCTGAGGACATCATTAAAACTCTGCAGAACATCACCGGCAAGTACCCTGGCAACATCCGTGAGGACGAGGCTGAGGACGCTATTAACTTAGTTAAGGCATTCAGCGCCAAAGCTGTATTGGAGGACATGGATCAAACACCGCCCGAAGACCGTAATTAACGTAATGTGGAGATTACCAAATGAGTGTCATAGTCAAAAACAATTCAGTCCGGCAACGAGTTAAGCACCTAATGTTCCTCGATCAGCGATTCAGGGACAGCGATAAAGAACTATGGTTACAGATCGCCCAAGATGAGGGGCTGGTATTAACCAGGGGGCAACGATTCATTTTCATGGGCATCCCAAGTATGGATATAGTTGCCCGGCGGCGGAGAGAGTTTAGCAAGGAATTTCCAGCCTCACCTTTAATTAATGAGCGCCGCTACCACGCATTCAAAGAAATTACTAATGAGTTCAGCAAGCAGAGTTTTTTACAGAAAATATTTAAGAGGAAAGGGATTGTATAATGGCAACTAAATCATACTTCAAATTAACATCTGAGAGTCAGGTGAATTGGCTCGGCGTAAAACTGTTTCGGCTAAAAGCAACCATAGACTTTGAAACGGGCGGAGGAGAAACTATTAAAAAAGGTTCTGTAGGGGGCTGGGTCTTCGGCGAAGCACGGGTCTCCGGCGAAGCACAGGTCTCCGGCAAAGCATGGGTCTTCGGCGAAGCATGGGTCTTCGGCGAAGCACAGGTCTCCGGCAAAGCATGGGTCTCCGACGAAGCACGGGTCTCCGGCGAAGCACGGGTCTTCGGCGAAGCATGGGTCTTCGGCGAAGCATGGGTCTTCGGCGAAGCACAGGTCTCCGGCAAAGCATGGGTCTCCGACGAAGCACGGGTCTCCGGCGAAGCACGGGTCTTCGGCGAAGCACGGGTCTCCGGCAAAGCACGGGTCTCCGGCAAAGCACAGGTCTCCGTATCCTATTCCCTGATAAAAGCCGATCTGTGGGAGCTACTGCTACACGCCATACCTGAGATCCCAGCACTGCGGAAAGCTATCGTTGATGGTAAAGTAAATGGCTCTGTATATGAGGGAGAGTGCGCCTGTCTCTGTGGTACGATAGCAAACGTACGAAAATGTAGTTATACAGAACTTGGTGGCATCTCCCCAGACAGCGACCGTCCTGCTGAAGCTTATTTCATGGGGATTGCTACTGGAGATACGCCTAAAACTAACCCAGTGGCAAAACAAGTCCTAGCGTGGGTCGATGAGCTACTAGATCTTTTGAAAGGCAACACCAAAAACTCATGAACTACACACTAAAACACGGCGTGAGAGATACTGAGAGCATGAAGAAATGGATCTTGGTGGTATTACTGGCGACGATAGCGTTTATTAGCCTGTTCGCCAATAATTGTTACTTACTATTTAAGCTGACTGGAGGGTAGGATGGAAGTTTGTAGCTTAGAACTAGCAAAAGAGCTGTATAAAACCAGCGGCTGGAGTGGTAATCTGGAGCTTCCGAGCTGGCCTGAGTCTCCTGCCTATACTCTCGGCTATCTGCTACGGAAATTACCAGAAAACTACCTTGTTACGTTGGTACAAACTGAAACCGACAAAAAACTCTGGGTATTAGGGCATCGTTATAAAATGCAAGAAATGCAAGACAAGCCTCCAATATATGCCGACACTCCTGAAGATGCCGTAGCCAAACTCCTTATAAAACTAATCGAAGCAAAGGTAATAACAATATGAATAAACTAGCTGACCTCAGAGAGTCTTTCTTTGAGAAATGTATCCTGTGTGTTTTTGTACTTATGTGTTTAGCGCCAGCGATTCTTTTGGGACTTGTTGGTGCGTTAATCTTCGTATGGCTTGCTAGGGTGACAACGGGATGAGCAAACCAATAGATT